TGAAATGGGATTTTTCAATCAAGGTGGTAGCGTTGAAGTCAATGGCGTTATGCAAGAGCATTACGCGCAGCCTCAGACAGCTTCTACTGAAGGCGCAACGAGTGCTGGTAACGCTCGTGGTGGTGGTGCAGCACTTCGTGGAACTAGATTCTCTGGAGTAAAGTGATGCCCAAAGTAACCATAGATATTCATCTACCTTATGACGATATGCCAGAATACGAGATGCCTGAAGATGAGGTTTTAATCGTTGAGGATGTCGATGAAGAGGAAGAATCAGACGAAATCGTTATTACTTGCCCTACTTGTGGACAGGTAATTTCCGAAGATATTGAGGACGATTGATTTGCGATTATTCCTCAATATTATAACAGGAGTCTAAAATGGCGATTGAACAAGGATTAGGTGCTGGTGGGCTTCCTGACGAGCCTGTGGTTGAAGACAACACTCGTATGATGGAAATACCAGAACTTCCTGCATCTCCCGGCGTTACTGAGCTTGATGACGGTAGCGTTGTCGTGGGTGAGTATGAAGAAGAAAAAGAACCTGTAGAAGAAATTGAATTTGAGGGGAACTTAGCCGATATTATGGACGAGGGGGATTTAAACGATATTTCCTCTGACCTTGTTGGCTCTATTGAAGACGATCTATCTGCTCGTGAGGATTGGGAAGACACATACAAGAAGGGCCTTGAGTTCCTTGGTATGAAGACTGAAGAGCGTACAGAGCCTTTTGAAGGTTCTTCTGGCGTTATTCATCCGTTGCTTGCTGAAAGTGTAACGCAGTTCCAAGCTCAAGCATACCGCGAGATGTTACCTTCTACTGGACCTGTTAGATCACAGGTTGTTGGTGCGCAGAACGAAATGCTTGTTAAGCAAGCAGAGCGCGTAAAAGATTACATGAATTACATGATTACTTACGAGATGGAAGAATACGATCCAGAGATGGATCAGATGTTATTTTATCTCCCTGTGATTGGCTCTACATTTAAGAAAGTTTATTTCGATCCTTTGAAGGGTCGCGCTGTTAGTAAATTTATTCACGCTGAAGACATCATTGTGCCATATGGCGTTTCTGATTTTGCATCAGCGCCTCGCATTACACACCGTTTGTCTATGGACTCTAATGAGGTTCGTAAGCTGCAACTTGCAGGGTTTTATCGTGACATTGATCTTCCAAGTTATTCTGAGGGCAATGATAGTTCTATGGGCGAAGTTGAGGAGTCAATTGATGACATCCAAGGCGTTCATCCTTCAGGGCCTTCTGAGGACCTTACACTATACGAAGTTCATACATCTTTAGACATCGAAGGATTTGAGGACTTAGGACCTGATGGAGAGCCAACAGGATTAAAACTGCCATATATCGTAACTATTGTTGCTGATTCTGGCGATGTTTTATCTGTTCGTAGAAGCTATGATCCTGTGGACCCGATGAAACGTGCGAAACAATATTTCGTGCATTACAAGTTTCTTCCGGGTTTAGGGTTTTATGGCCTTGGCCTGACGCACATGATTGGTGGCTTGGCACAGGCTTCAACATCCATACTGCGTCAGCTTATTGATGCGGGAACGCTCTCCAACCTACCAGCAGGCTTTAAAGCCCGTGGCGCTCGCATCCGAGATGAGGATTCTCCCCTTCAGCCCGGTGAGTTCCGCGATATTGATGTGGTTGGAGGGACCCTGCAAGGCTCTTTGATGCCCCTCCCTTTCAAGGAGCCTTCAGGGACTCTTTACAACCTTCTAGGCACGCTTGTTGACGCTGGACGTAGGTTCGCTTCTATGGCTGATATGAAGGTCGGTGAGATGGGTGGAGACACGCCTGTTGGAACCACTATGGCTATTATGGAACGCGGCACAAAGGTTATGTCTGCAATTCATAAGCGTCTGCATTATTCTCAGCGTATTGAGTTTAAACTTCTGTCCAAGATTTTCTCTGAGACAGTGCAGGCTTATCCTTATCCCGCAGATATGCAGATGGGTCCAGAAATCTTCTCGCAAGACTTTGATGCTCGTGTGGATGTTCTGCCTGTTTCCGATCCCAACATCTTCTCTATGTCCCAGCGCATTGCCTTGGCACAAACAGAGTTGCAGTTGGTTCAGTCTAATCCGCAGATACACGGTGGCCCACAGGGGTTATATCAGGCGTATCGTAAGATGTACGAAGCGTTGGGCGTAACTAACATTGATGGCATTCTGCCACCTCCCCCGCCTCCTCCACCTCCAGTTAATCCATCTAAGGAAAACCAGAACGCTCTGATGGGCGCTCCTTTGCAGGCATTCCCAGACCAAGACCACGAGGCTCACATAGAGGCTCACATGGCTGTTATGTCTACTCCTGCGATGCAACTTAACCAACAGGCTATCATGGCTCTACAAGGCCACATACAGGAGCATATTGGTCTATTAGCCGAAGCACAGGCGCAACAGGAAGTTATGTCTCAGATACCACCAGAACAAATGCAGATGATGCAACAACAAGCTCAGATGATGCAACAGCAAGGACAGATGGGTGGACCGCAAGGACAACAGCCTCCTCCTGATCCTATGGCTCAGTTTAAACCACAGATTGACTCTCTAGCGGCACAAATCATTGCTGACTTGACTGAAGAGCTTGTGCAGGCGGTTACGCCACCTGAACAGTCTGATCCTCTTGTGGATATTAGAAACCAAGAGCTTCAGATTAAAGCTGCTGATTTAGAGCGCAAACAAGCTGAGTTTGAAGCGAAGCAAGAGTTTGCTCGTGAGAAGGAACAGAATGATGTTCTAACCGCACAACAGCGGATTGACGTTTCCGAAGCGGCGTTAGCCGACAAAACTAGAATTGCAGAAGATCGTATCCAAACACAGCGAGATATTGCGGCTCTAAATTCCAGCATGAAAGGACAATGACATGGGATCAGTAAGAGATAAGATGGTTGAACAAATTCGTGCAGCGAAGCGTGAGACTGTCATAGCAGAACCTGTTGTAGAAGCAGTTGTTGAAGTTGTTGAAGAAGTGAGGGCGCGGAATGAAAACGGACACTTTATTGCAGATGATCCAGCCACTCCCGAAAACGAAGCGTGGACTAAGAAACCAAAAGCCCAAAAGAAAAACTCTTCAAAGAAAAAATCAGCAGCCAAAAAGTCTAAGTAGATTTAGTAAAATAGCAAGACCCCAGAGATTCCAAGGTATTTTCTGATTTTCTGGTATTTCTACTTGTAATTCCCGTATAGTTTTATACTATATGTGGTATGGATGCACTACACTTAGCAGAATATCTGTATAAAAGCATACGAGAGCGCGATGCTCGTCTTAAAGGCAAGCTCGCGGATGGTTCGATACAAGTCTTTGACGAGTATCGGTATATAGTGGGCGAAATACGCGGCATGGCCTACGTTGAGGAAGAACTCAAAGCCGCGATGAAAGGTATAGAGTACGCGGATGACTAAAAAGTTATTTGTGCCAGATCACGTTGCGAAGGCAGCGAATAAGGCAATTACGGGAGCCTCAGAGCTACCCAGACCGATTGAGAACGCTTTTGGCAAGTCTGTCAAAAATCAAAACTCTGACGATCCTTCTGAACTGGAACAGTCAGCGTTAGAAAGATTACCCCAGCCCACAGGCTACCGTATTCTTATCATTCCTTATTACCCCGGTGAGAAAACAAAGGGCGGTATCATTGTTCCCGATGCAGTTCGAGAGCGTGAGTCCTTTGCTACTGTAGCAGCTTACGTTGTTAAATTAGGACCAGACGCATATAGTGACGCCCAGAAATTCCCAAGTGGTCCTTATGCAAATGAGAAAGATTGGGTTCTTATAGGAAGATATAGTGGAAATAGGTTCAAAGTGGAAGGACTTGAGGTTCGTATTATAAATGACGATAATATTATCTCAACAATCCTTGACCCGAAGGACATTTCTTATGTATAAGGTAACTGAGAGCAAGGAAATAAAATATGTCTGAAGACATTCGTGAAGACGAGGAATTCGAAAACGGTGCAACCGTTGAAGTCGAGGAAGATCAATCAGATGATACTGAGTCTTCTTCTGATGAGGACGTAACCCGAACAAATGCTCGTGATAAATCAGACGGCGACGATGAGTTAGATAGTTATAGCGACTCAGTAAAGCGCCGCATCAATCAATTAACAGCGAAACGCAAGCAAGCTACTGAAGAGGCACAAGCCGCTATTCAGTACGCTCAAAAGGTTCAGCAAGAAAATGAGTCTATGAAGACTCGCCTGCAACAAGTTAGTGCAGGATACAATACTGAAGCTGAAGGTCGCTTGAAGGCACAAGAAGCTCAAGCCACTCGCGCATATTCTGAAGCTAGTGAAGCTGGAGATTATGATCGCGCTGCTAAAGCTCAACAAGCTCTCGCCCAAATTGCAGTAGCCAAAGAGAAGGTTCGCAATCAAAAAGGTCAGCTTGAGCGTCAAAAGCAACAACGTGACCAACAACAGAAACAACAACAGCAGCAAGCCACGCA